AAGGTGGTATGGAGTCCTGAGAAGAATGGAAGGTTTATAGCAAGTTGGCTACCACCGGCACACCTTCAGAATAAGTTTTTTGAAAAGAACAATGTGTTCCATCCCGGCAATGAACATATAGGAGCATTTGGCTGTGACCCCTACGATATATCGGCAGTGGTTGGAGGCAGAGGCTCTAATGGAGCGTTGCACGGAATGACTAAGTTTCACGTGGATGAAGGTCCTGTGAATGAGTTCTTCTTAGAGTACATAGCACGACCACAGACAGCAGAGATATTCTTTGAAGATGTACTGATGGCGTGTGTATTCTATGGGATGCCAATATTAGTGGAGAATAACAAACCTCGTTTGTTGTATCACTTTAAGAATAGAGGGTACAGAGCGTTTTGCTTGAACAGACCCGACAAGACTTACGCTAAGTTATCAAAAACAGAGAGAGAGCTTGGAGGTATTCCTAACTCCTCTGAAGATGTTAAACAAGCTCACGCATCAGCGATAGAGTCATACATAGAGAAGTACGTAGGATTGGACTTAGCCAATACGTATAGACCATCGGATGAGATGGGTACTATGCCGTTCATTAGGACGTTAGAGAATTGGGCTAAATTTGAGATTGACAACAGGACGATGTATGATGCTGCTATCAGCTCAGGATTAGCGATTATGGCGAATCAAAAACACCTCTATGTGCCTGAGAAAAAAGAATCGAAAATAAGTATTAACTTCGCAAGGTATAGTAATGACGGAAATCTAAGCCAAATAATTCAATGAAGAAAGATATACAGATTGACATATTTAACACGACCTTCCCAAGTCAAATGGCTTCCGACGCAGAGAAAGCGTCAGAGCAATTTGGTTTACAGGTAGGTCAAGCTATTCAGTATGAGTGGTTCAGAAAGGATGGCACGTCTTGTAGATATTACGCACAGTGGAGAGACTTCCATAGTTTAAGATTATATGCACGTGGTGAACAGCCTGTTGGGAAGTATAAGAATGAGTTAGCTATTGATGGAGACCTTTCTTATTTGAATTTAGATTGGACACCCGTTCCTATTTTACCAAAGTTTGTTGATGTTGTAGTGAATGGTATGTCAGACCGTTTATTTAAAGTGAAGGCATACGCACAGGATGCGATGTCACAGGCAAAGAGAAGTAGATATCAAGACCTTGTAGAATCAGAGATGGTCGCAAAGCCTGTCCTTGATATTATCAAAGAGCAATCAGGCATCGACCCATTTATCACTAAAGAAGAAGAGCTTCCAAATACTGATGAAGAGCTTTCTTTGTATATGCAGTTAAAGTACAAACCTGCTATTGAGATTGCAGAGGAAGAAGCTATCAATACTATATTTGACGCAAACCATTATCAAGATACTCGTAAGAGACTTGACTATGATATGACGGTATTGGGTGTTGCCGTTGCAAAGCACGAGTTCCTGCCCGGAACAGGAGTGAAGATATCTTATGTTGACCCTGCTAATGTGGTTTACAGCTACACTGAAGACCCCTACTTTAGAGATTGCTTTTATTGGGGTGAGATTAAAACACTTCCCGTTACAGAGTTACTAAAGATTAACCCATCACTTACAAAAGAAGACTTACAGGAAATTACAATGTATAGTCAAGGATGGTATGATTACTATAATGTAGCACAGTTTTATCAAAATAGTTTATTTCATCGTGATACTTGCACTGTTCTTTACTTTAATTACAAGACTACGAAGAAGATGGTTTACAAGAAGAAGATTCTTGAAAACGGAGGAACGAGAGTAATTGAAAAACCTGATACATTCAATCCCCCTGCCGATATGATGGAGGAAGGACGCTTTGAGAAGATGGAGAAAACCATTGATGTATGGTATGAGGGAGTAATGGTGATGGGGACTAATATCCTAATAAAGTGGCAGATGTCTGAGAATATGGTTCGTCCTACCTCAGCATCTCAATATGCTATACCAAACTATGTTGCTTGTGCTCCTCGTATGTATAAGGGGTCTATTGAATCGTTAGTAAGAAGGATGATTCCTTTTGCTGACTTGATTCAGATTACCCATTTGAAATTACAGCAGGTAATTGCAAGGGTAGTTCCTGATGGGGTATTTATTGATGCCGATGGATTGAATGAGGTTGACTTGGGAACAGGCAATGCCTATAATCCTGAGGATGCTTTACGACTATACTTCCAAACAGGTAGTGTTATTGGTCGAAGTTACACACAGGATGGCGAGTTTAATAACGCCCGTGTTCCTATTACGCAGCTTACGTCTAATTCAGGGGCTTCTAAGACGCAAATGTTATTGGCGAACTATAATCATTACTTGGATATGATTCGTTCTGTAACAGGATTAAATGAGGCGAGAGATGGCAGTATGCCTGACCCTAACTCATTAGTTGGTGTTCAGAAGTTAGCAGCGTTAAATTCAAACACGGCTACACGCCATATTCTTGAGTCAGGATTGTTTATCTACAGAACATTAGCAGAGGCATTGACATATCGTGTGGCTGACATTCTACAATATGCTGACTTTAAAGATGATTTTGCCAATCAAATTGGGAAGTACAATGTATCTATCCTTAATGATATTAAAGACCTATACATCTATGACTTTGGTATCTTTATAGAAGTATCGCCTGATGAAGAGCAAAGGGCACAGCTTGAAGCAAACATTCAGATGGCTTTATCCAAAGGAGATATTAACCTTGAGGATGCTATTGATATCCGTGAGATTAAGAACCTTAAACTTGCTAATCAATTACTCAAGTTAAAGAGAACACAGAAGCAGGATAGAGAGCAGCAGATGGAGATGCAGAAACAAGCTATGATTTCTCAACAGCAGTTGAAATCTCAGGAGTTAGCAGGACAGACAGCAATGCAAAGTATTCAGGCAGAAGGTCAGATGAAGATGCAAGTGAAACAAGCTGAGATATCTTATGAGATTGAGAAAATGAAAATAGAGGCTGAACTAAAGAGGTCATTAATGGCTGAAGAGTTTAACTACACGATGCAGTTGAGTGGTGTTAAGGAAGACAAGAAAAATCAAATGGAAAAAGACAGAGAAAACGCTAAGAAGGACCGCATTGGCATACAGAATACGCAGCAATCTAAATTAATAAACCAACGCAAGAATAACCTTCCTCCATTGAACTTTGAAAGTAATGAGGATAGCTTGGATGGATTTGATTTGGGTGAGTTTGAGCCTCGATAAAACATTAAAAAATATTGTATAACTTTGTAACAAACTAAAATTTAATCAAATGGAATTTAAAGTAAGAGCATTAGACAGTGAACCAAAGAGTGTTCAGGAAATAGAAAAAGTGTTGCTTGAAAAACACGAACAGGGATTGAGTAATGAAGCTCCTGAGATTGTAGTAGAGCAACAGTCAATAGAAACACCACAAGAGCAACCTGTGGATTTAAGAGAAGAAGACGTTCTTTCATATATTGGCAAAAGATATAATAAGCAGATTAACTCATTTGATGAGTTGATGGCTGAACGTAAAGAGTCGGAAGAATTACCCGAAGATGTGGCTTCTTACTTGAAGTACAAGAAAGAAACGGGAAGAGGATTCGATGATTATGTTAAATTAAGAAAGGATTACGAGTCAATGGATTCGGATAATTTATTAAAAGATTACTTACTTTCTACTCAGGAAGGGCTTGATGAGGATGATATAGATGTGATGATGGACGAGTACCGATATGATGAGGACCTTGACGACGAGTCAACGGTAAAGAAAGTAAAGATTGCAAAGAAAAAAGTTGTTGCTGAAGCAAAGAAATACTTCAACACTCAGAAAGAGAAATACAAGATGCCGCTTGAGTCAAGTGGATTATCAGTTTCTAACGAAGAGAAAGAGCAGTATGAATTGTATAAGCGATACTTAGGCGAGGCGAAGACCGCAGAGGAAGAGAACGAACGCAAACGTGGTTGGTTCACTCAAAAGACAGACGAGGTTTTTAGTGGAGAGTTCAAAGGTTTTGAATTTAATATTAACGACAAGAAAATGTCTTATTCTCCCTCAGATGCTGCTGAGTTAAAGAAGCTCCAATCAAACCCATCAAACTTTATCAATAAGTTTTTGGATGAGAAAGGACTTATGAAAGACGCAGCAGGATACCATAGGTCATTAGCCGTAGCGATGAATCCTGAGAAGTTTGCAAAACACTTCTACGAACAGGGAATGGCTGATGCAACGGACGATGTGATGCGTAAGACTAAGAATATCAATATGTCTGAACGCAGAACACCCGAAGTTACTAAGTCTAATGACGGATTTCAGGTTAGAGCTGTAAACCCTGACTCCGGAAGAAAATTGCAAATACGCAGCGCAAGAAAAATATAAATTAAACTTTAAAACAAAATGGCAAGTGCTTTATTAGTGCCACCGGCAGGTCCAACCTATGACCTGCAACCCGCAGCAGAGCAGGTGGCTTTACAAACAAATTATATTACCAACTTCAATTTCTTAAATCAGTATCTTCCTGATACATACGAGAAAGAATTTGAGCGTTACGGTAATCGTACAATCGCATCTTTCTTACGTATGGTAGGAGCAGAGATGCCTTCAAACTCTGACCAAATTAAATGGGCAGAACAAGGTCGTCTTCACATTAAATATGTAGCAGTAGGTACAGCAGCAGCAGCAACAGCAAGTACAGCAACATTCCAAGTGAATGATGCAAATGTTACTTATGTTGCTATCCGTGTTGGTCAAACTGTGATGATTCAAGGAAACGCTACAGGTGTTTTCAACAAAGCAATCGTTACATCAGTTCCTACAGCTACTACATTCGTTGTTGCGTTCTACGAAGCAGGTGGTCTTGCAGTAGCAGGTACAGGTGCAGGTAATTCTCAGTACACTGTATTTATCTATGGTTCAGAATTTAAGAAAGGTACTAACGGAATGGTTGGTTCTTTAGAAGCAGAAGATTCTATCTTCTCTAACAAGCCTATTATCATCAAAGATAAGTACGCTGTTAATGGTTCTGATATGGCTCAAATTGGTTGGGTAGAAGTAACAACTGAAAATGGTGCTACAGGATACTTATGGTATTTGAAATCAGAACACGAAACTCGTCTTCGTTTTGAAGATTACTTAGAGACTGCTATGATTGAGGCTGTTCCTGCTGAAGCAGGTTCAGGTGCATTAACTGCTTTAGGTGGTGTTGCAGGTGGCTCAGAAGGTATCTTCTACGTAGTAAACTCTCGTGGTAACGTATGGGGTGGTGGTACACCAACTACATTAGCTGATTGGGATACTATCGTTGCTCGTTTAGATAAGCAAGGAGCTATCGAAGAAAACGTAGTGTTTGTTAATCGTGGATTATCATTCGACATCGACAATATGTTGGCTCAGTTGAATGGTTTCGTTTCAGGAAGTGCTGCTCAGTCTGCATCTTTCGGTTTATTCGATAACGACATCAATATGGCGTTGAACTTAGGATTTACAGGATTCCGTCGTGGTTATGACTTCTACAAGTCTGATTGGAAGTATTTGAACGACCCTACAATGCGTGGTGGTTTATCAAATGCTGCTGCTACTGCGGCAGGAACAATCACAGGTTTATTAGTACCTGCGGGTTCTACATCGGTTTACGACCAAATTATGGGTAAAAACGCAAAGCGTCCATTCTTACACGTTCGTTACCGTGCGTCAGAAGCTGAAGACCGTCGTTACAAGACTTGGATTACAGGTTCTGCCGGTGGTGCATCAACAAGCGATTTAGATGCTATGGAGGTTAACTTCTTATCTGAACGTGCTGTATGTACTTTAGGTGCAAATAACTTCGTATTATTCCGTTTCGGTTAATCATTGTTAGTTTAAAGGTGGAGTGTACTCAAGTACACTCCCCTTTTTTAAAAAATTTAAAACTTTAAATCATATCATATCAAATGAAACAAAAAATAATATCTACAGACAAAATCTATAAGCTAAAAAGCGGAACTCCGTTATCATATACATTAGCTTCAAGAAATCATCCTCGCTTCCCATTGTTATGGTTTGACGAAGATAAAAACATTAATCGTCCATTACGCTATAGCGTAAATCAAAAATCCCCTTTTGAAGATGAGCAAGATGGAACTGCAATCGTAGAGCCAATCATCTTTGAAGATGGTCTATTACGAGTGCCAAGAACGAATCCTGTGCTTCAAGAGTTTTTGTATTATCATCCACTAAAAAGTGTAGTGTTTGAAGAGGTTGACAAAGAGAAAGATGCTGCTGCTGAGATGGAAGACCTTAACTATGAGGTAGATGCTTTAGTCGAAGCTCGTCAGTTAACAATCGAACAACTTGAGACATTGACTCGTGTGATGTTTGGTAAAGACCCATCAACGGTATCAACGGCTGAATTAAAGAGAGATATCTTGGTATTTGCAAAACTTAATCCAATCGAGTTTTTAAATGTAGTCAATGACCCGATGCTTAAATTCCAAGATAAGGTGCGTCAGTTCTTTGAAAACAGATTGTTGCAGTTTAGAAATAACGAGAAAGAGGTATGGTACAATACACCTACCAACAAGAAGAAGATGATGTCTATTGCCTTTGGCGAAGACCCATACGAAGCAGTATCGTTATATCTGAAGTCTGATGAGGGCATCGAAGCAATGAAGATGTTAGAGCTTTCAATGGCATAAGATAATCCATATCAATATAATTTATTCAAGAAGGAGGGTACATTTGTACCCTCTTTTTTTTCCTATATTTGTAAAAACAATAAAGATGATAAACGCTGTAAGAAACACGGTATTAGCCGTCTTAAATAAGAACAACTACGGATACATCTCTCCTCAGGATTTCAATCTATACGCTAAACAAGCTCAGATGGAGATGTTTGAGGAGTATTTTAGCAGTTACAATAAAGTAATCAATGCCGAGAACGCTCGTATGTCAGGCACTGACTATGCAGATATTCGTAAGGCAGTTGCTGAGGTGATAGAGGGATTCTTAATGAAGAATAACCTATCAAATTTTGGATTCCCTATAGAGAATAATTTTGTTGCTCCATCATTAGCAACAACAGGAGATAGTGCGTATATGATTAATACAATCATTACCTATCCCGTTATACTTGCTACAGGAACAAATACAAATATTACAGCTCCAAATTTTCAGACGTTAATTGATACTACTGCTGACTTTAATCAAGATGGAGTGCAGGTTGGAGATATAGTAGTTAACTTAACTGCTCCGGCAGGACCTGCTAATAATCAAACTCAAACAGTAGCTTCAATAACTAATGCAAGTACATTAGTATTAGTTCAACCTTTGTTTGTAAATGCAGGAGAAGACTACGCTATATTTTCAGCAGCGAGTGGTGTAGAAGCTGAAAAGGTACTTGAGAGTAAAATATTTATGTTGAACAGGTCCAACCTAACAACACCATCAACTATTTTTCCTTCTTATGTGATGAATAATCAAGCATTAAACTCTAATGTTACTGCAATTACAATGTATCCTAAAACCATCAACACGTATGGGCAGGTGGTTTGTACTTACTTTAGATATCCAAAAGACCCCAAGTGGACATATATCACCTTATTCAATGGTGAGCCATCATTTGACCAATCGCAGCCCGATTATCAAGACTTTGAAATGCCATTAGAAGATGAGTTTAAGTTAGTAATGAAGATTCTTCAATACTGTGGTGTATCAATCCGTGAAATTGAAGTGGCGCAGTATGCTATCGGTCAAGAACAACACGAGCAACCGACATTCAGTCAACAACAATAAAAACTATAATCAATGGCATATATATCACAATACGAATATTATGACAATAATGGTAATACTCCTCAAGATGTAAATTGGGGTTCTTACCAATACGTAAGTCTGTTTGATATTGTCAACAATTTTATGTTGATGTACGCAGGAAACCATTCATTGATAAACAATGAGGACCGTTACAAAATTTTATTTCACGCTAAGAGAGCTGTTCAAGAATTGAACTATGATGCCTTCAAAGAAATAAAGGTGTTAGAGTTAACTATAGCAGCTTCATTACGCTTTGTGCTACCAAGCGATTTTGTGAATTGGGTTCGTATCTCTCTTTATGAGAATGGATATTTAAGACCATTGAGCGAGAATATTCAGACGCTATCCTCAAGAGCATACCTTCAGGATAATGTAGGTAACATTTTGTTTGACCAAAATGGGAATATATTACAGCCTCAGAACTCAGAGATTGACTACGACAGGCTTAATAATTTAAAGAAGAGCATCTACCTTAATCCCGGCAGTCAATTCAATGGCAGCTACGGATGGTGTATGGATGGCAGATGGTATTTTGATTTTAATGTAGGACAGCGATATGGCTTGAATACTGAGACGGCAAACTTTAACCCTACATTCAATATTGATAAGAAGGCAGGTGTCATTAACTTCAGTTCTGATATGGCAGAAAGAAGCTGTATCCTTGAATACATATCTGATGGTATGGAGAATGGTGATGACTCATTAGTTTCTGTAAATAAACTATTTGAGAAGTACATCTACGCTTACATTCAGTATGAGATATTGAACTCTAAGTTTGGAGTTCAGGAATATATCGTAGCAAGAACACGAAAGGAGAAGACTGCTTTATTAAGAAACGCAAAAATCAGAATCAGTAACATACATCCGGGAAGACTATTGATGAACCTTCGTGGTATGGACAAGATGATAAAATAATATGGCTAAGATATCAAGGAATTTTACGGCAGGTAAGATGAACAAAACTCTTGACGAACGTGTAGTTCCTCAAGGAGAGTATATTGATGCGCTTAACGTCCGTATGGGTTCTACAGAACAATCGGAGGTTGGTGTTATTGAGAACACAAAAGGAAATACTTCATTGACAGCTTTGCAGTTTAACGGAGTTCCTTTAAGTGTTAATGCAAGAACTATTGGCTCTATCGCTGATGGTGAACAAGAAATCATCTATTGGTTTGTTCACGACCCATCATTCCCTATATCTGCTTCTGCTCCGTTAGGAAAGATTGATATGATTGTTTCTTTTAGCGAAGCATCGAACATATTGACTTATCATATTGTTAGCGTTAACTATGACAATGTAAACACTACATTGAATTTCAATCCTCAGTATCTAATAACGGGAGTTGATATAATAGAGGACTTATTATTCTTTACTGATGATTACAATCAACCACGATTTATAAATACATTAAAAGCATACGCACTACCGATATCAGGTGTTGATGACCCATTATTATGGGAGTCAATTCTTGTTATTAAAAGACCACCTATTGAATCTCCTGATGTGGAATTACAAACTGTTGCAGGACAAGAAAATTTTCTTGAGGATAGGTTTATATGCTTTGCTTATAGATATGAGTATGAAGATAATCAGTATTCTGCTATCTCTCAATTCTCCGCTCCTGCCTTCTTCCCTCAAACATTTGATATTACTAATGAGGCATTTTTAAATGAGGGAATGATTAATGAGTTTAATGCCGCTCTTGTAACGGTGAAGACAGGAGGTCCACTTGTAAAGTCAATAGACTTGTTATTCAAGGATATGAATAGCAATGTTATTAAAGTTATCGAAAAAGTTAATAAGCAGGACTTGGCATTATCTGATAATGCTGATTTTCCTTATCTTTTTTCTAATAGCAAAATATTTACTATCCTTCCTGAGTCCGAGTTGTTAAGACTTTATGACAACGTACCATTAAAAGCAAAGGCTCAAACTATTATGGGCAATCGCTTGATGTACGGAAATTATGTTGAAGGATACAACTTGATTGATAGGAATGGAAATCAAACAATGCTTGAATACACTTTAAATAGTGCATCTGAACAAATAAAAAATCAAAATGTAGATTATTCGACAAGCTCAGGGATTTATAATATTTATACTAATGTATCAGTTCAAGATTCTGTTCTTGAAATTGACTTATCAAGCATTAATAATGATTTAGTAACAGGTGCAGTATTATCAATAGGATTTCAATTTATTCATTCTTTATTTCAAGGCAACTCAAATCCTAATGAAACAACTCAAGCAATAACTATTAACTTCTTTTTTCAACTACCACAAAATTATGTTGATGCAAATCAAATGGTAACAAGTATAGATTTCCAAAGCAAAATAGGAATAGCAGGGACAGGAGGAAACATATTGCCTGTATATGACCCTTTAAACCCAACATCTTGTAATGGCATTACACTTACTGACAGAGTTAATTGTGCAATTCCAAATAGTCTTGGAACTACATTGCCAAATATTTACTATAAATATGCAAGTGGAATAACTTCGGTTAATCAAGCAATTTCTGCAACTATAATAGGAACTACTCTTAAAATACAACTTATAGCAATGGAATTTGTTGATGATGTAACAACTCCTACAAAATACTTGTATGAGTATTATAAAATTCTAACTGCTGAAGTTATTTATACAAAAGAAGGGAACACAAAAAGTCTTCATAGTAATCGTGATTATGAGATTGGTATTGTGTATATGGATGAGTTTAATCGCTCGACAACAGCTTTGGTGAGTCAACAAAATACTGTTCACTTTCCTTGTGATACATTAGATACTAAAAATTCTATTCAAGTTATTATACCATATACGCAGGTAGCTCCTGCTTGGGCGACAAGATACAAGTTTGTTATCAAGCCTGATAAGGCAGGATATGAAACAATCTATAGTGATTTTTATTTTAAAGATACTTCTACAAATAATATTTGGTTTTTATTAGAAGGAGAGAACGCACGAAAGGTAGAGGTTGGAGATAGATATATTGTAAAAACTGATTCATTAGGTCCTAAGTCAGAGTGTGTTTACATTAGTGTTCTTGAAAAGGCATCGAAGACAGCAGGTTTTTTATCGGGTGCTCCTGCCGGTGTTTATATGAAAACATATTCAAACAATATTTCAATTAACCCAAGTCCTTCTTATTATGTAAGCAGTGGAATGAACGGTACAATATATACTTGTAATAATACCGGTTATAAACTTGCAGCAAAGTCTTTGCTAACATTAGGTAAAATAAACACTACACTCGGAACTTATGTAGATATACCTGTAACAGAAGGTTCTAAAATAACTTTAAATTTTAATTTAAGAAGACCCGGCACAGGATGCTCTTGCGAAGAGATAGAATGGAGATTTAATCAAACATTTACATCAGTAGCCAATTATGATAATCTTTGGGAATTTTTTAAAGCTGAAAATATATTTTCAATAATTGTTAATCAATCATATAGATATAGGGGGTGTAATGGAACAGCTCCAACTGTTACTTATAATGATACAATAGGTTCTTATACCACTTTAAGTGGTAATACAGGTTTATATTGCAGTTTAGTAGATATATCTGACTATTTTAGATTTTACAGAAACTCAACAGATAACTTATTGATATTAGTGGTTTTGGGGCAAAATACTTGCAGTAGTTGGGGTGCAGGACATACAGCCGGAGCTTTTTGTAGTATAAACATAAAATATGCTTCAAGTGAAATAATATTTGAAACCTTACCTGTTGATGCGTTACCTGATGTATTTTATGAAAATGAGCTTTCTCTTCCTATTGGACCAAATCTAAATTTCCCTGCGTTAGAGGATGGTGCTCACGGAGGAAATATTCAAGACCAAGTATTTACTACTAATACTCCTGCTATTATTGATACGGGATTCTTTAATTGTTATTCTTTTGGGAATGGTGCTGAGTCTTATAAAATCCGTGATTCAATAATTGGAAGAACACTTGAGCTTGGCAATAGAGTAACATCAGTAGCTGCTCAAAATTATCAGGAGGTTGATAGATTCTCAGATATTACTTATAGTGGTATATACAACAATGAGTCTAACGTAAATAAACTTAATGAGTTTAATTTAGGACTTATAAACTTCAAGCATTGTGAATCATCATTCGGTCCTATTTATATTTTAGATGGAAGACAGACAGATGTGCTTACGCTACAAGAAGATAAGATATCTTATGTGTTGGCAGGAAAGAATTTGCTATCTGATTCAGCAGCAGGGGGAGCTATCGCTTCAGTTCCTGAGGTATTAGGAACGCAGATAGCACGTTCAGAGAAGTATGGTATATCATTCAACCCTGAAAGTTATGTGCAGTGGGGATACGACAGATACTTCACCGATGCCAAGCGTGGTGCTGTCATTCAGATGAAGGGAGACTCTTACTCTAATGACCAACTAAAGGTTATATCAGAGAGTGGTATGCGGACTTGGTTTAGGGATTTATTTAAGAACTCATTCCAAACGCAGAAGCTCGGAGCATTTGACCCGTATATGAATGAGTATGTATTATCATCAAATGATATACCAACACCTCAACCTATTGAGTGTTTAGATTGTGGGATTAACAGAACTTTCTCATTTGCAGAACCCGAAACAGTTGACTTCTGTGTTAATTTAGGTCTTCCCATTGGGGATGTAAATATAGTTTACACTATTCAAGGAGTTGCTTTAAATCCTTTTGTCATTGGTGCTATATACAATGGTGGTGCATATAGTACAGGAAATGTTACATCTTCAGGTATTCTTATAGTTTCAAAAGATGTTAATAATGTTCAGACGGTTAGTGTCTCAATCACAGCTAATGGTCCTTTAATATTAGATATTATTGTTGAATGTGTTAGAACAAAAGAGTTAACAATTATCGAAGTGGTCATAACTAATGATTACGAGTCAGGAAAAACTCTTCATACTCAATATAGATATAGTTATGGTGCTTATAACTCTCCATTACAATCTGCATTTGTAACATTTGGAACTCAGCTATCAAATTTTGTTATATCAAGATATAATGCAAATTTAGGAGTTGTTGGAACGGGAGCTTTCCCTCAAGAGAATAGCACAATGCGTTTGATAAGCAATCAGTTTGCTTCTGATACGTTTGTATTTAAGCCAACGATGAATAGCTTTAAGTATCTTATGTCAATAGACTATTATGCAAATAATACAGTTGATATGATGACATTACTATCATTAGCAAGTACAGCAACGCCAAGCACTACATCTCCAAGTTATAACGACGCTACATTTACTGTACCTCCAATTTTAGATTACCTATACTTGATATGGGATTTAAGAGATTCAGTAGAAACAGACTTATGTTTTGGTGTAAGCGTTTTAGATGTATGTTGTAATTGCAATAATTGTGGCGATAGTGCTTGTAATTCTTATGTTATATCTAATGCTCAAGCTCCTTTTGTAGAAGTTCAGTATGTAGAGTGTGGAGAGATTACTCCTACAACAATAACAGTTCAACCAAACAGAACCGTTGTTATCTGTAATAATATAGATTACTTCCCAACTATTATATCGGGTTACGCAGAAATTACTTTATACAACGAGTGTAGTTGTTAAACAAAATTAAATTATGGCAACATTAGGAACATATTATTTAAACGCACCTTCATTAGTAACTGCAACATCGGTATATACTGATGCTGCTCTAACAACAGTAGCTCCCGATGGATTTTATTCAGACACTGCAAATGTTAGAGAATTGGTATCAGGAGTATTCACTAATGTGTTTTACTCGTGCTCAGGATGTCCTGCTCCTTGCAATTCAGTAGGAAACAATTTTACTGAAACAGGAGACAAGATATACTATATGACAAAAAAAGTCGGTGGTACTATTTTGGACACAGGAGCAATCATAATAGAAATAAATTATTATGCAAATGAAGTTCCTGTTGGATTTAATTTTATTTATAATAATGTAAATTACCAATCTTTTAGTTCTCAAAACTTTGGTCTTCTACAGCCATCATCTATAAATGATGATTTTATTTTTGTTGGAGATACTACTTATGATTGCGGTATAACAAGCAATACATATAATGCTTCAGTTTATACTTACGACCCGGTAAATAATGTTTTTGTTTCTGTTGGCGCTTCACGGGTTATTTATGTGCCTGTATCAGCAGTTCAAATAACACCCGGTAGTCCCGGCAAACTTGTAATGGTAATACCAAAGCCTACAGCATCTCCTGACTTTGTTGGGTGTCAAATCGTTTTACTATGCACATCGGCAAGAGATTTTGATGTTATAGTAAACTGTCCTGCTGCTTTACCTTCATTTACTTCTACTGAAGGTTACGATGTAGATATAGATGCGTGTGGTGCAGGAACTTTTCAAACATATTACTCTGCTGATGTAAATGGTAATACATCATCAGGAGGATTTTTGGGATTGTACGATTGGGTGTTTTATGACTCTTTTGGACAAACTGTATTACCTGATGGTTTTTATAGGTCTCCAAGTGTAAATATTCCTGATAGTTTGTTTGAAGTCCAAGATGGTATTATTATATCTTTTGGAGGTTGTAGCTCATATCCTACTTGGACGATTGATTACCAAGTAGAGAACGCAATATTAGGAGGTTGTAATCCAACCATTGTAAATTTATTCCTTGAAATATCTCAACCTCCATCCCCATCGTATGTAAATGTTAATTTTCCTTCAACAGGAAGTGTATTAGTTCCTGAAGGGATTACGCACATTCAGCTAAGGGCAGAATACGATAACGGATTTGTTTCTTGTGGTAGTCAGTTTAAAATGGTCATAGAAAGAAATGGTATTATCATCGCATCTAAGACATATACTCCAATAGATGGTGTTTATGAGTATTTAGATGTGGATATTAACTTAGATAACGACGCAGTTATTTACGGATATATTACCTTAGCATAATGGAATACACACTTACATATAGTGAAGAAGTGCAGGGATGGGTGTCCTTCTACTCTTACATCCCCGATTTTATGATTGGGATGAATAACTACTTCTATACCTTCAATGGAGGGAATCTCTATCGCCATAATACCAATGCGGTAAGGAATAACTTCTATGGCGTTCAATATAACTCGTCAATTAAAAGCGTCCTTAACGAGGCTGTCCTTGACAATAAACTATTTAAGACGGTAGCTATTCAAGGGGATGATGTATGGGCAGCAACGCTTATAACTGATATCCAAGACTCAGGGTTTGTTCAAGCATCTTGGTATGAGAACAAGGA